CCCCGAAATGGAATCGATTTGAACGCCAACATAGTTGTCAACAGAGATGCTGCCACCAGCTAGCCCGCCCCGCGCTCTAAACCCAAAGACATCGGTGATCGCTGCGGCGCCCGTGCCGTTCGCCTGTACGATCGAATCGTAACCAACCAGCAACGGCATCGTACCGGAAGACGGGTTTGGTTCTAGGAAAAGCGATACGCCTTTCCAAAATGTCGAAGCCGCTGCCGAAGCCGCACCATCCAAATTCAGGGATACAGCGATAGCATTAACGCTGCTCAGCAAGCTGCTGTCTTTACCGTCTATGAGGTGGCCAGTGCTGGCAGGATCGGGACCGAGGCTGATCTTCTCTGCGAACATCTCTCCCCAGTGCAGGGATGACGTCCCAACGCTTCCGGTGAGGTTAGTGTTGGGCGACACCGACGTCAGCACATTCAGAGTGTTGAAGTAGCCCACGTCCCAGCGCTCGGCAACGGACCCGAGGTCAAGCGAGAACGCTGACTTCGGAATCAGATCGCTGAACACAGCAGTCACGAACATGGAGCCTTCACCGTCTACCCGGAACACTGCGGCGGCTGCGGGGTCCTGGACACGGATCTGGTCGGTGAGAACATCGGCGCCATTCGACTTGACGTCGATCTTGAGGCGGTCGGATAGTGGCTCGCGCCGCGTGAAGTCGGCCAGGTCGGCGAAGCTGAAATCGAAGAGGTCCTGCCCGCCGGTGTTAAAGCCGGATGGCGGGGAGCCAGCTCCGCCCCCGGTTACGCGCCCCAAGAACACGATCCCAGAAGCGTTCTCAAGGTCTGGACCACGGCGAACAGTGGGCCCCATGAGGACCACGGTGTAGTCCGAGGCAACTGTCGATATGGTGGCTTGGCCAAGTGCTCCAGTAGTCGTGATTTGGTTCTTCGATGCTATGAAGGCGACCGTAATCTCCTCGACAGCGATGACTTCTGTCGTCGCACTCTTGGCCGGGATCTTCTTGAAGACCCGCACCTTGCGTCCGGCGTTGGTGATCAGGACTTCTGCGACTGAGTCGACGACGAAGGTGATCGTGCTGTTGCCATTATCGACGACCGAGTCCGGGTCAGCCGACTCGCCAATCTGCTCCTCGAACGCGACGTACTCGGGCAGCCCATTGCGGGGATTCACCTGCACGCCGGCCGGCACCTCGGCGAACCGCAGACCTACATCATAATCGACAGGGCTCTCGTTCTCGAACTGAATGCCCAGATCGAAGCCGGAGTTGGCGACGTCGAGCATGTGTCCGATACCATCGGTAGCGATAGCCGTACCGACGACTTTGAACTTATCGTTGCCGTTGGCTTGCAAATCCAGCGCGGTGTCACCGAAGACTACGTCCTTGAGAAATGTCTTCTCGATGCCTTCGAGAACGAGGCCGCGCAGGTAGTCCAAGCCCCGTTCGCCGAGATCATCCTTGCCGATGATCCGGTTCCGGGTGACGTTGAGTCTTTGGTCTTTGGTTCCCACTACGATCTCCTCTACGAGTTGAGGCCCACTTCGTCAGTCTCCAGCGGGGTCAAGAACACTTCCACCTCATCCACGACTGTCTCAGAGCCGCCCATCCCAACGCTCCCGGCGGTGAGGCCTGCATCGAGCACGTTGATGATTAGCTCACCATCGACATAGACCTGGATCCGATTCGACGCGCCCTCCGCTTCGATATGGACCCGCAGACCGTAGAACTTATCCTCGACAAGCGTCCCCTGCAACCCGAAGTCGAATGTCTCGATGACGGAGCCCCCTCCACCGACTTCCTTGGCCAGCTCAATCTCGTTGGCAGCTACTCGGAACTCGATGGTGTAGGTGTCCGCAGTGCTAAGCGTGTAGAACAGCGCGAAGAACTCTCCGCCGGTGAGGATCTTGAATCGCCAGAATGCGACGTAGTTCTTCCACGCGGAGGCGCCGGCTACGTTCGCCATGGCAAGACCCTCGTTATCTGGCGCGATGAACTTGGCGAGGCCGTCTTCTACCAACGGCAGGGCGCCGTCAATGGCATCCCATTGGAAGTTGTCACCGGGGGTGGTGAACTGGTCGAGGAACGTGATGTAGCTGATGTCTACACGCTCGCCGACAGGACGCATCAGCTTGACGACGTTGCGCACCTGCTCGCGGTCGAGCGTGCCGGGGTCGACAATGCGGATGTTGAACCGCTGAGGGTCGTCACCATCTTGTGGCAGATCGAGCAAGAACGGGTCGCGCCCCTGATGCGTCTCATCGAGCGATGCCTCGTCAAGGATCCAGCGCAGATCGAACCAGTTCCATACACGAGTCCGTTCGCCCTCAAGCAGCTCTAGGAAGTCGACGATTGCGTCTTCCGGTCCGCGCTGACGCCATAAAGGAACCGAAGCAGCAATCAGTCTTCGCAGGGCGGCCGGCGTCAGGCTATCAGTCACACGGCGTGTGATTGGCTCGTTGGTCCAGCCAACGATGTTCTTGAGGAACTCCAGGAACTCGTCGGGAATATCAGTCACCGATGACAAATCTTTGATGGCAAAGATCTTTGTCTGGATGTCCTCCCAGACTTCCTGGATGCCGTCGTAGTAGCGTTCCAGAAAGAGGTTGCCGTCTGACTTGTCGGCGTCGCGGATGACCTGCGTCAGAAAATCGAACGACCGCAACGGCAGAACTTCTACCAAAGGCACTTGCTCGAACCCGAGCATCTGCCCAGTCGTCGACGGCAGGATCTCGTTGCCAGCTAGGTCTTCGATGCCCACAGCGTTACACCCCTGCTACGGTCAGCTCGTAGAGTATCCCAGGTGTCTGTTCTGACGTGACAAGCTTCACAACGTCTTCTTCGACGGCGAGGATGGAGAGAGTCGTGATGTCATCCAATGGGGAGTCTGGGACGGTCTCCCACTCGAACTTGTTCACATCTCTGATGTCCGCGTTGTCGCGCATGGACTCGGAGAACACGACGTCGACACGCGTCTTTCCAGCGGCTTCGATGCGTAGCAACGTCGGCTTCACACCGATCCCGGTGAACAAATCGGTATCCGCCCCAGGGTCGAGAGGGTTGAACGCAACATCTTGCACGGGGCCCGCGGAGTCGACCGCCAACTCATACGACCCACCGTCGTTCATCTCGCTGACGACCAGATCGACAGTCGTCGACCCTGGCGTCACCACCACTGCGGAAATCACAACCACAGCCCCGACCCCAGCTGCCTGCGGTGTCACAGTATAGCTGGCCGGGTTGGTCAATGCTGCATTGACGGTCATTGGTTCATCGAACACAACCCTGATCCGCGTCGACGTGGTGGCTGTAGCGGAGACAAGTGACGGCTTTTGCCCCTGTCCAGTGAACTGAGTCGGGAACTCCACTGGAAGACCGACGAGGTCTACGACTGCGGGTTGAACGGTAAGTTCATAGGTGGCGCCATCGGTCATTTCCGTCAGCGTCAGATCGACAAAGGTCGGGGACCCCCCGCCCTCCGGAACCACACTGTTCACGAGCAGCTCGGCTGCACCTGGAGTGATCGGAACCAGCACATAGTTCGATGGGAAGCTCAGGTCGGTATCGTCCTGCATGATCTTGGAGAACGTCACTCGTAATGTCGTCGAGGCGGTAGCCGCCGCAGTGATCGTTGGCGGGATCTCTGTCAGGGCCGCCGTCGACGCGACGAGGACTTCGATGGTCCCGGATATGTTGACGACTGCCATGTGCGCCCTACTGGTTCGAGATCTTCACGTCCAGAGCGTTGATTGCAAGCTGGAGTGGCGGGTCCGGGGTGTCAGGCGATTGCGGCGTGTCGAGATCGGACCAAGCTGCTGGCGAGCCCCCGGAAGCAGCAACGAAGATCCCGAGATGTGTCACCGTCCCCCAAGGACCAGACGCAGCAGGAAAGTCGATGTCCGCCCCGTTGGACTTCACGCCTGCTGTCGCCGCCGGCCACTGTGTGGCGTCGTTGGTGACAGCGACTCGTGCATAGCCGTTGCCAACCGGCTCGGTGAAGTTGCCGCCGCCAGCGTCAGGGGTGGTCGTTGACAGCCCAATATAGACGGTTGGGATAGCGAGCGGCACTGTCAGCGAGTTGCCGAGCATGGAGTCAAGCAACTCCTCCGTGATCCCTATTGCGAAGCCTTTAGACATTCCGAACCTCCTAGATCACTGTGATGCTAATCGTGCCCAACACCGGCAGCTCTCTGGGGTCGAGTCCAACATCCGCCGCCGGCGTCGTGAGCACAACATCCTGTATGGACTCATCCGTCTCGAAGATTTCGTGAAGGATCCTGCTTCGCGGTACATCCTCGCCGAACTCCCACTCGAACGTCACACCATCCGTCTTGAGGGCCTCGGGCTGGATGATCTGCTTGAGCCGGTTCTCGACCTCCTCCTTGGTCACGTCGCCCTTGACAGTGGCGACGACGTCGATGGTCTTCGGACTGAAGTTAACCGGCACGACTTCCTGATTGGCAACGATCCGCTTTGGCAGTGGCGGGGCCGCGTTCTTGTCGCCGTTGAAGAACAGCTCCAGCTCATCGAGCTGAGCAGCGCTGGCTTGCCCGCCTCCGCGGACCACGACGACAAGTTCGATAGTCTTGGGCCCGAAGCCTTCCTCGAAGGTGGCCGACCGCGAGAACGGGCGCGCGCCGTCAGCATCCTCGAAGGTGCGTGTGAGCTGCCGAACGTCATCGGGACCGATGGCGACGTTCTTGGTTCGGAGCGATGCCGGCCCTTTGATCTTCGCTTGCTCCAAGCTTTCTGTGGTAGCTCCGTCTGCCGGGGCCCAGCCTGTGGCTTGTCGCGGATTGAAGAGCCGGCTTACAGACGAGAGCCCCGCGGTGTTGACGTTCACCGTCTGCGCTCCGACATTGCCGTCGTTGTTAGCGCCAACTCGGTACTCGGCACGAATGCTCCCCACGCCAATGGGCGGAATCCGGCCAGCCACCCCGTCTCCGAAGACAATTGTCGCGCGGTCGTTGACTCCCAGCTCGATGACGTAGTGCTCAGCGTTGGCCGCGGACCCGAGGAAGTTATCGACGCTCGTCCACTCGTCGCCGTCGACAAAGACCTTCATGCTGTTCGAGATGAAGAAATCGTTGGTCGTCAGGAACGTCTGGTTGGCGAGCCCCGTTGACGACCCCAGCGGAGAATCCTCGACCGAGATCCCCTGGGTTGCTTGACGAATTACGAACTGCTTCCTGGCGTTGATAAGCATACTCTGCAACGTCGGGCTGATCGGGGTCGCTACCTCAACAATGCGGAACCGCAGCCAGAACGCCGTCTTGTTGTCGACGTCACCCTTCACCCAGTTGCGGGCCAGTGTCTGGGGCAGAGGGAAGTCGACGTCCTTGGCCTCGCTGGGTCCGTGCGACAGATTCTCGGTGTTGTCAACGACTGCCGAAAGGATTTCCCAATCGCTGCCCACGGTGTAGTCAGTGGCAAGTGTGGAAGGGCTGGACTGGCCGAGCAGGCCGACGACCACGAAGTTCTTAGACCCGTTCCACTGCGAGAACGCGTCCTCAAAAGCAGTCGTCGAGTTCAACTGCACCCGGATTAGCGTGCCCTGCCGGTTCGTCCCGCCAATGTAGCTGGTCAGGTCCACGTCGAGCGTAGCACCGACAAGATCTACAGAGGTCGGCGCGATCTTGGCAAAATTCCCGTCGAAATATTCCCAGACGCCGGTGACCCCGCTGCTCGGCACAGTCGTGGGGGCGACCCTGAGCCGGTCGAACATCACGTCCTCGTGCCCCCAATAGACGGCGTCCTTCACTGCCGGATCTTGTTGCGGTGGCGATGGTCCTGGTATCGCCGGCCACGGCTCGAAGTCGTCAGCAGGTGTGTCCGGGCTGTTGGCCTCAGTCGTGAAGTCGGTAAAGACGCCACCGTACTCTGCCAGCATGAAGCCGAGGCGGGTGGTCGGGGCGACTGTCAGGGCGGTGAGCGCCTCGAACGTGATCACTACCCCGCCATTCAGTGTTGTCGCTGCCGCAGCTCCAGCATTCACGACTTCCGTTGACGCTAAGAGCGCTGCGGAAAGCTCGTAGACAATGTCCACCTTCGCCGGCGCCGCAGGGGCCAGCTCGAAGTCGATGAGCCGCAGCATCTGTCGGACGGTCTCGGCCAAGCGTGCGGTCGGCAATGTACTCTCGTTCGCTGCCAGGTCGATAAGTACGTTGTTCAGGTGCCCGACAAGAGCAAAAGACCTGAGCATCTGGATCAGTGGTTCGAACTCGTTCTCATCAGTCAGCTCTGGGAGGTTCCGCCGCTTGGCGAGGATCAACGCCTCCAAGATCTCCGGGAAGTAAAACTTGGAAAAGTCGAAATCTGGGATGATGATTTCTGTGGCCATGCTATTGCCTCGGCGTGAACCCCTGGGGATTCACGGTTGTGCTGAAGGTCCTCTCCTGGTCGGCGCGAAGTGACAGGTATTGGAACTCAAGGACCAGCTCCCCCTCTACCTCGTTCTTGAAGAGGACAGTCTCCTCGCGCAGCTTGAAGCGCTCTTCCTTCTCCAGTGCCCGGAAGATCTCTCGGATTCGCTGGATAATCAGAATCTTTGTCTGGGCATCGTCGATACGGAAGACCGGGAATGGGCCGAGTCCGATCCCCTGCTGGAAGGCGTTGTTCGACGAGTTGTCGGCCAGTGCCATGCGCACGATCTTGTCGTCCTGCTCCACGCCATCGATGACCCGAACGCCTCCGTTCCCGTTCACCCCCACTGGTAAGCTGAGTCCCGCTGGCATCGGACCTTCCTCTACAGAATCGGTTGCGGCCCGAGGCCGGCCGGTGGCGGGGGGATTAAGGCGATCCCGCCCAGTTGCAGGGGGTGCAGCACTGCGGCAACCGCATTGGCCGAATCAGCCAACGACAGGCTCCCTGCGGCGTTCGATGCGAACACGGGAGTCAAAGCCGCCGCGATGCCTGCAAGGCCGGGAGGCGGCGTAGCGCTAAGCGGCGGGGGCACTGTGAGCCAGATCGTGGCAGCCGATACAGCTACCACGCCCCAGAACGCCACAATCCCGGCCTGGAGCTTGGCCGCCCCGGCTCCGGCTACTGATAGGCCCACGAGCGCTCCTTTCATGGCAGTGGTCGCCGCCGCAAGGGATCCCACCGTCGTTGGGATGCCCAGCACCGACGCATCGGCAAAGTAGTTCTCCCACGCCGAGGACAGGTTGTCGATAGCTCCTGGTTCATCCCCCACTGGTTCAAGGGCCAGAAGCTCGTCGGCAAGAGTGGCAAGGGCGAGAGCCATCAGACAGTCTCCGGCAGCTTCATCTGACTGGAGATGATGTCATCGTCGAAGGCGGGCGCTGAGATAGTAGGGGTCGGCGGCCCGCTTGGCCCCATGCCGGTAGGATGGATGTGTGCGTCAAAGAGGTCGAGCTGAGTCTTGAGAGCGTCGTAGAGCGTCTTGAGCGGCTCTGCTACGGCTACCGACTTTGTCCCGTCGCCGAGCGTGAGCTTGGCACTGGCCCCGTTCTCCTCGACCACGAGCGATGTGCCGCTGCCCAGCTCTGCCGTAAGCTTGCCGTCAGCTCCGAGCGTCAGCTTGTGATTGTCCAACACGTTGATCACCACAGAGCCATCCGACTGCATGTCGAACCGTGTTGACTTGGCCGGGTCCGGGGACTCACCAGGATCCAGGCGGTCCTTCACCCAGAGCAGGGAGATCCTAGGTTCCTCGTCATCGAACATGAACAAGTGCCCGTGCGGCGACGCCCACCCCCGGCGCTTACCGTAGTTCTCAGAGACGAGATCGTCATGCGGCGGGGTTGCCACCGACCCGTTGTCAGGTACCAGCGGGTTCGGGGGGAACGGCTTGTCCAGCTCGACGTCGGTCACGAACCGCTTGCCACGCCACACCGGGTTGAGCGCCTCGATGCTAGCTTGGCCCCAAATCTCGTCCCGGTCGGACGTGACGATCACTTCGATCTCGACGATCTCGCCAACCTCCGGGACGATGAACCACCCCCAGCCAGGCACAAGCTCGACAAAGATCGGCAGCTCCGCTTTGGCATCACCCATTAGCCCAACACATTTGACCTTGAACCGGCCACGCTTCTCCGGATCCTCGATGGACGATACGACCGCCTCATATCTCTCGGTGACATTCGGCATTTGCTACTCCACAGAATTCTGCTTGCGTGCGTCGAACTCACAGAGGTAGCCGTCCGTGTCGGAGAAGACGTGCCGCACCCTGCTGAAGTACCACTTGCCGTCCAAGGCTTTCGAGATGCCGCTGATCGTGTGTATCTGACGGGCCCTAAGGGCCTGCGTGCCGACGACGATTCCTTTGGCGGTGATGAACCCTTCGCGGTGCCGGCGGAACCACTGAGCGGCCCAGAGCTTGGCCTCGGCAGCGGTCTTGATCCGCTTGTTGAACGCTGGCTCGAAAGAGAACTCCCCCGACACGATCTTGATCTCGATTCCCGCCTCCAGTTCATCCTCCAGCGAGGCGGTCTGTGTCGGGATAGCCAAGACGTCCAGCGATGCGAGCGGGCTGGGTTCCTCGATTTCCTCTTCGACGACCTTGCCAGCCTTTGGGTCAAAAAAGATCACCTTGATCTTGGTGCGAGCACCCTGGATAAGCAGCTCCGGTTGGAAGGACAGCAGGTTCCCCTCGTCGCCAGCGTTGTACTTGAACTCTAGGTCGGGCTGGAACTGAGAGTCGAACACCTTGGATGGGCTCTTGAAGTGCAGGCGCCAGGTCCCATCCTCGTCCCCATCCACCCAGAAGAAGAACCCGCTCAAGTTCGCGCAGCCCTTGACCATCTGGTAGTCTGTGACACCACCGATCTGCGCGAAGGCCTTGGCGGTATCCGGAGTATCGTCCACGTCGAGCGTGAATCCGTACTTCCCCCGGCCCACTACCTTGCGCACTACGCTGGACAGGTTGTCGTTGGCGTGGACCCGGTCGGCGCCTTTCTCCGGCGAGTTGTCCATCATCTGCGCGTCGAGCGTGTAGCCCTCGACCGTGAAGCTCGGCATCCCATCCTGTGGAAAATCGTAGCGCACGCGGCGGATGATGACTCTGCCGACATGCTCGATGTCGGTGCCGTAGCCAAACGCGATGGAGATCTCGTTGCCCGGCTGAAAGATCCGCAGGTCACCGAGCTTGAAGTCCGGATTGAGGACTACCAGCTTAGCGGCGTCGGCCATCCCATCGGCCGAGTCGTATTCAAGGCGCTGGATGAATGCAGAGATATCGTCTGACAGCTTATCGCCGCCACCTTTGCCGACCTTGACCCGGAACGATGGGCTGAGAATCTCGTTGGCCATGGCCTAGCCCTGGAGCACGAACGACGCTTTGCTGCGATCTCGCGTGCGTAAGAACTCCAGACGGAGATCACGCTGCGGCGTGTCTCTCCTCCCGAACCCAGTCTTCAGCGGCGTCGACTGCTGCGTGATGCGCTGCCCGATCACGCTCGTCGAAGTAGGCAACAGGATCACGTCACCGATCTGGATGTTGGGCTTGTCCGGATTCTCTCGGCGGATGACGTCTCCAAGTAAGGCGTCTCCGTATTCAAGCTCCGTCAGCGTCTCGTAGTAGTCACCGCGCGACACGGTGTGGAACCGGGTGTTGCCCAGGCTACCAATAGCACCGAGCCCGGGGAGCTGGAACTTGGGAAGCTCGAAGTCAGTGAACTGTCGCAGGTTGACCGTGAACGTGACATGCCGCAGGCCGCCAAGCGCCGTCGGCCTCTCGTAGGTGATCCCGCTGAGCGATTCGATGAAGCACTTCTCGAATCCGGCGTGGCCATCGCCAACGGTGAAGGAGAGCAGCGGCGGGCGCTTCAATGACGAATCTCGACGTACCCATTCCTTGAGCTTCGCAAGCTGATCGTCGATCTTCTCTCCCTGGAACGGGAGCCCTGGTATCCGT